GAAACATTGACGCGCTTGACACGAATCAAGAGTTCATTTAGGTCTTGCAACTGGAACCGGCCAGCGGTATTGGCGCGGATAACGTGCTTGACCGAGCCCGACGCTGTGGAATGCTTGCCATCCTTCGTAGAGGCTTCGGCAAGACACTTGAGAACGACGGCCCACGCATTGCGCTCCTGCTTGATGAGCATTTCCTGACTCATACGGTCAAGATATGAGGCAACCACGTCCAGACGGGACTTGCGCGCCCACTTCTTGAGGAACGAAACCGCGCTGTCGATGGTGAATGTCGAGAACTTCAACTCGCCCACGCCTTCGGGATGGGAGGTCGGAAGGCCACCAGCCATGTGCTGCGACCAAACCTGAATATAGTTTTCACTCTTATCGAAGAGCGTATCAACCGGGAAGGAGGGGGATTCATCCTCGCCATATGGGGCGTCGGTATAAATCATACTCGCGGTGCCAGCGTGACTCAACACCGATTGAACGGTGGAGCCAACAGCGGCGGCAAAGGCTTCTGCGGCCTCGGCTGACTTTACCCGGTCCTTCGAGCCAAGCATCTTGATTAGCTCAACTTGGTCGGCGGTGTTTTTGAGTTGAATTTTCATATTGTTCGTTAGTCAGTTTAAATTTGTGTTTGTCAAATCAACATGCGCTTAGACATCCAAGCGGAAGAACACGAATCCGTCGGCGTCCTTCACGCCAAGGAACTGTCCAACTTGGGTAAGGCCCGTAGTGGCAATCTTGCCATTACCGAGATAGTCGTCGAGATACGCCTTTGCGCCCGCGACTGGATTACCACCCACACCCGAAATATGGAAGATACCACGAGTGACGATTGGCACAGCCTGTCCCGTTAGAACAACCTGCATTTCCGCAGCCTTGCGGGGGTTGAACTTGAGATTTTCGCCATTTTCGTCCGTTTCGCGAACGTCATGCAGAGTCATACCAAGCACAACCGAGCCAGTATTGGCATAGGTCACGCTGGGAGTCACGCTGTAGCGCTGAGAAACGGTGTTGCCATACACGGCACCCGGCGCACCAATCATCAGCCAATTGTCGTCGTTCGCCTTGATGCCAGACAGCACCTTGACGAGTGTGCCGTTGTCGAGTGGAACCACGTCGGACTTGAAGTGGTTAATCACGTCGGTTTCGTTGTATTGACGGTATGCGCGTAGCTTGCCCATAAGTTTTTGGTGTTTTTAAATTGTTGTTGTCTCGAAATCTGGTTTACCGCGTCACTTCCGCGTTCGAACGACGGTCAACAAACTTGATTCCGTCTACTCCAAACGCCTTCAACATTCGCTCCTTGAGTGTTGAGGGGGTTGCCGTAGAGACAGGCACGTTTTGCTTGTCCTTGGACGCATTATCCAATGCACCCGCAACCACCGTTCCTACATCCAGAGTTACACTGTCAGTTGTTTTTGTGGAAGCTGAAATTTGTGTTTTTTGCGCATTTAGCGCGGCGGCTTTTTCAGCCTCGGCCTTGGCAAGTTCGGCCTTATGAGCCTTGCTCTTTTCCTTCATGAGAACGGAAAGTTCCTTTTCCAGTTCCGCAAAAACCTCATCACTCATATCGGCGATATGACGCTTGGCCAAAACTTCGCGTTCCGCATCGCCCAATTCATAAGTATTATCGAGACTGGCCATGCGCTCATTAAATTTAACCTGCTTCGCAGCCGCCACGCGCTCACTTTCGAACTTTTCGATGGTTTGGGTGGCCGTATTGAGTTTCTCGGTCAGTTTCGCAACCTCGGCTTGCACTTCCGTAAGCTTTGTCTGCGCGGTTTGAGCCTGCGTTTCAAGCGTTGCCTTATCCGCAACAAACTTATCCGAAGCTTTCTTTAATTCATCCTCAAAGAGCTTGCTGATATCAAACGCCTTGATTGTGGTCAGATGCTCGTCTTTGAGGTCTTTGATTGAGGAAATTACCATAATCGTGGAATTCGTTGCTTCGTTCTGATTTACAGTTACTTCCGAGCTTTGGGAAGATTTATTTGTATTTTCCGCCGAATTAACTATATGTTGAACTTGTCCGGTATTGCCCTCTTCTAATATGATGGGCGCAGTATTATCCATATCCACGGCGACCCCCTTTACATCAGCCGCCGGGCTCAAAACAAAACCGACACCCAAGGGTATGACATTTTTTACGAGACGCGCGACCCTTTTGCCTTCATATTTGCCAGAACCATTCATGGCGCGCAAAGACGGGATGATTTTGTTTTTCTTATCTGTATCCGTGATGATTTCGCCATTTTCGAGGTTTTTCTCATTGCCCTCGAATAATACAATATCAAATTCATCAAAACCCACTTCAAAGGATAGGCTTATACTGAGGAATTTATCAGAGGTTGGGTCATTTGACTCTTCCAGCATTGCGGCTAAATTTTCACTCACCACCTTCCAGACAATGCCACCCACCGCAACATTGACTGGCCCTTTGGTCTTTTTTATATCATCTTCTGTAAGCAATTTATCCGAACCAAACTCTGTGAATTGTGACGTTAGAATGGTGCCAACGACCCTTTTCCTATCATGGTTTAGGTTGATGTATTTATTGATAAAACCCTGATAAATAGCAAGGGAGGATTCATTATCAATAATGTCGTCATTTTTGTTGACGCGCGCGGATACATAGGCGTTTGCCGCCACAGGCAGCAAATCAAAGTTGCGATTAACATCTATGGCGGGCAACAGTTTACTTAGTTCCTGCACATTGGCAAGGGCTAAATACTTATCTGTTTCGGGGGAAACTATGGGCCGAACTAGGGAACTAAAAATCGTGGTAAATTTCGGCGTGTGCATCCGAACAAAATTACACTGATTTCTTAGCTTTTCTGCGAAACCGTGGCAATTTCCACAATCTTACCGCGCGCACCATCTTTTACGGTGGCAGAAATCATAGGTTTATAAACTGCGTAATCATCGCTCATACCTAGCGTATCAAGCGCTTTTTCCATCTTACCCGCGCCCTTGATTGGGGGCAAATGGCCATCGCTCATATGACGCCACATTTCATCACCAAGCCGGTCAATACGAGCATGAATATTTTCAGCAACACGGTAAACCATGTCGCACATCTTACAGTGCATTTCCCATAGCGCATCTTGGGAGATTGGGTCTGAACAAGTATGAACGCCCTTCGCCATCTGAACTTTCATTTCCTCGGTGATGCCCGCGAAGGCTTGGGATAATTTCTTTAATTCTTCGTGGGCTTGAATGGCGGTCTGGTCGGGTTGGGGCTTCATAATGCAATGTTTTTTACACGCAAAACTAGATATTTACCTCATCTTTTAGACGAATGGGGGCTTTAATACCCGATTCGGCCTTGGCATGTTGAACCAAAGCATACCCCTCTTCTTTTTGTTGGGCCGTCAATTCAGCGGTTAAAATGTCATTAATCTTGGCGCTCATTTTCTCCAAGAGCGCATGAACTTCCTTTTTGCTGAATTGATAATTATCGGGATAATTCTCCATCAAATCCGATTCAATATCCTCGCGCTCTAGTTTAGCGCGGGTATTTTCAATAGCTTTAACAGTTCCCTTGAAACCTTCCCAGACTGAGCGTCCAACCAAGTTTGCGCTTTTTACGGCGGACGGAACCAACCTTTGTACCCCACGAATCAGCCCCCCAAATATTGTGCCCAAAATATTGAAGGCGGGAAAGAAGATTTCAAGCAATTTGAAGGCAATAAACAAAATACCCCCCAAGATACATAGGGAAAAAAGTTTTTTGAAGAATTTGGTAATGTCCGCAAAAATGTTAAATTGTGACCAAAAACCGTTCTCCGCATCCCATTTGGCCGCTTTGAGGGCATTTTCGGTGTTTTGGGCGTCTTGCTGGTTGCGTTCCAACGCATGTTTCTTGTTTAAATTTCGTTGTTCTTCCTGTAACGTAACGATTTGCCCCGCAAATGCGGACAAATCCTTCTCGGCTTTATCATACTGTTTCTTGTATAGGGCTGATTCCGTCTGTAATTGGTCCGCCCGTTCCCGAAGCTGATTTACCTCTAATTTAAGCACCTGATTGGTAGCGCTTAAAGCCATTCTATCTGCCTCGCTTTCCAAGCGGAGGGATTCACTATGGGCTATTTCCATCTTATATTGGGATAATAATCCATCTGCAATATCTTCGATGGTGCGAGCATCCTTCATTGAGGGTTGCCTCAACGATAAGGTAGCTAACTCTAAAAAGCGCCCCGCGACCTTGATTTCGGCGGTTTGATTGGTGGCTTGGTTTAGAACATACAAACCACCATGCACAAATGCGCGCCCCTTATCCTCAATGAGCGTTTTGTTTGTAACGAGGGCGCTTTCAATAGCCTTAACCTTATTATCTAGCGCCCGTTTATCCTTGAGTGGGTCATTAACCTTGCTCGGGTCGAATGAAATACACCCCCACGCAAACAGAGATAAACAAAGAATTAAAAGGGTAAAATATCGTGTTCTATTTTTCATTTAAAATGGCAATAATTGAGTCCTAAGCCAGCCCGTGCCATTATGCACATATAGAAAATTATCTTTAAATGTAAATTGGCCAGAAACGCCCGCGCTGGTGGACGCCGTGGGAATTTGTCTGGAATTCATGTAGGAAATACCTGTGCCGCTCGTAAATAATATTGGCGAAACTACATTAGGTGTGGCCTTGTAGCCCACCCCGCTCCGCACAACGAATAGTAAATCATTGGAAAGTGGGCTATAAATCTGACCTAATTCTGATACCTTTTGATTGGGCATAATAACCTTTACCTAAAAACCTTTACACGGTTTATTCATTTAAAATAATGGGATATAATTCTTCACAATTGGAAAACCATCCTCATTAAGCAGGTAAGTTCCATCCTCGTTTAAAAGAAAATCCTCAATCTTATCCACGGGAATGACGCCGCTGATAAACCAGCCTTTGGAAACATCATATGGGTCTATTTCAGTGGAATAAGCCAAGGAGACAACCTTATGATTACCGACGCTCATATTGGACGACCGGCTTTGAAACTTGCTTTTAAGAAAATCATATTGTGCCGCGACATCCTGTAATTTATTCAGAATACCAGCATTATAGAACCCCGTTGGCCCGACGCCTGCGCCAAACCTGTCGGGATGCTTTAACTTAAGCGTGATGTTATATTCCAAATCCTTGCGGGTTAACTCATTTAACACGCCTGTTTGATGCTCGCCCACAATGATTTCAAAGTTCAAGTCCGCAAAAATGGGGGGCGTTATTTTTCTGTCTATGGGTAATTTATGTCCCAGCCCGGCCAAAACCTGACGATTAAAATTGACGTTGAAGTTGTAAGATGTGATGCTAAGGCCCGTGAAATTGACTTCCGAATCGGGTATAGTGGCTTGACCCGTGGATGAAATATCCACCATGATGTTACCCGGCAATAAAGCACCAACGCCCCCCTCATCTAACAACGGCGGAACATAAAATAGCTTGCTTCCACTTTCGGGTGTGTTGGTTCTATAATCCACCGCCGGGCCTAACGTAGCATTTCCACTACTATCAAACTTGACATTTTCACATGTGAAGGCAACGCTCGCGCGGGGCAAATTACCAACGGAAGCCGAATTGTTATATGAGTCCAGATAACAATTACCAAAGCTCATCACTTGATAATTGACGTTCCCACTGTTAAACGCGCGCGTTACATCTGGATTATTGAAATCCTCTCGCCGTGTTAACTTCACGTCATTATAACCCGTCTCTAATACAACGAATAAATTGCGCTTGTCCCGGTAGCTTGGGGGCCAAGGTAAATCCCCGGTGGGAAATTCCAACGTGGAAGCAACAAAACCCGAAATAGGACAGACTCGATTGCTATAAAATGGAGCGCCGCTAAAGGGATGTTGAACGCGCGGATAATTAACATAGAGCCCCAAGCGGGCTTCGTTCTTAACTCCGTTTACATAATAGTCTAATACAACATTAGCCGTAACAGGCTTGATGATGGCCCGATTTACCAAGGAATATGTGCCAAGCTGGGCAACATTATCTCTGGGAATTTCCAGATTATATTCGAGGCGCGTTACCCGGTCAAGTTGTTTGAGAAGGTTATGGTTTTTGAGAAGGCCCGAATGAGATAAATCGTTATTTAACGTGCCCGCATAGTCAATAAAGAAGAACCCGCTTGCCGGGGCTGGCCCCACGAAAACGGCTTCTGTATTAAAAATAACATAGGAGCGCGCCATTAAGCTAAGATTCCTTTAATCGGAGTGCCGTGGTAAACAATCTTAATTGGGCGTCCGCCCGAAGCAAGCAAATCCTTATCATGGTCAATACCCAGCAAATGATATACGGTGGCGGCATAATCTTCCAAATGCACGGGATTTTCACCCACGCCGTTTGAATTCGCATCCGACGCCCCATATACCATACCGTTTTGCAATCCTGCGCCCGCCATGACGATACTAAAAACGCCGGGCCAATGGTCACGTCCAGCCGTCGCGTTGATTTTTGGGGTGCGTCCAAATTCCGTCGTCACCAAAACTAATGTTTCATCCAGCAGCCCCTTGGCGTCCAAATCGGTAATTAATGCTGCAAAAGCCTTATCAAAATTAGGCAATTGCCGATTCATATTATCTCGAATTTGGTCATGATGGTCCCAGCCACCATAGGTCAATGTAACAAATCTGACCCCACCCTCAATAAGCCGTCGGGCAAGCAACATACGCATACCCGCCGTATTACGCCCATACATATCCTTGATTGTGTCGGATTCCGCCTTAACATCAAAGGCGGCTCTGGCGCGTTCTGAGCTAATCAAGGAATATGCCTGACTGTAAAATTCATCCATACCTTGCAGTTTATCATTTTGCTCCAATTGGGAAAAATGTTCATCCACCAATTCCCGTAATTTTTTACGATTGGCCGCACGTTCGGGCGTAACACTATCGGGCACCGTTAAATCCCTGACGGCAAAGTTTGGGCTCGCGGGGTCGCTTCCAATACTAAAAGGCCCAAAGGCCGAACTTAAAAAGCCCGCGCCAGCAAATTCATTGGGAAAATTAGGAATAGTAACATACGCGGGTAGATTTTTTTGCCCACCTAACTGATGGCTTACAACACTTCCCATACTTGGATATTGCAGGGATGGGGATGGTTTGTAGCCAGTGAACAGGTTGTGTGTGCCTCGCTCGTGTGCTGCCTCGCCATGCGTGAAGGAACGAATAACAACGATTTTATCCGCGATTTTTGCCGTGTGTGCCAAATTCTCAGAAAAGGCTACGCCGGGCAACACCGTCTTAATATGGCTCAAAGGCCCACGATATTCAATCGGGGCGTCCACCTTCGGGTCAAAGGATTCTTGTGATGCCATACCACCGGGTAAAAAGATATGAATAACGGATTTGGCACGCGCCGAACGCTTTTCAAGAGCAAGCGCCTTGGGTAAGGTTAAACCAAAAGCGCCCAATGCCCCGACAAAGAGAAAGTCGCGACGATTAGAACCCCAAGGATGTTTTCCACAATCGGAGTAGTGCATAAATATTTACTTTTCGCAATCGGCAATGATGGCGGCTTCAAACATGGATGTTTGATGTTGGGCCGCAATCTCACGAATATGTGCAACCCTGTCCATATTCTTATCAACGGGATAGTCAAGATAAGGTTTGAATTCCGACAGCCAATTGGCGCTCGTTTCATTTGTGACGACCAGTTCCGCCAGCGAATCCACCAATTGTAATTGTTCGGCGTTAAGCTCTTTAAGCTTCATTTTCTTCAATAATGCAGCCTTGATTTTATCTTCGAGCGCCCCATACAGAATCAACTTATCCTTCACCTTGGCCAAACTAATGGCCTTCGATGTGCCAATAGGCGATACATTTTTTGTGGATTGTGGCGCTTTGGTGCCGTCGGGCCTGCCCGCACCGTCTCCCTCTTTGGGGGCACCTAACAACGGTTGATATAACCCATCCTCCCGTAATTCCTTAAATCGCTTTTGGGATTCAATGGATTCCTCATTGGAGGGTAACTTACCAGAATCAATGGCTTTGAAACACTCTTCGGGCGTCAACACTCCCAATTGCGCCAATTGGGTATAAATGCGCGCGTATTGCAGGGAATCCTGCAAATCAATATCCTCAAAGGTGGGTTCGGGATAAGTCTTGAGCCCAATATCCTTGGCGATACGCTTAATTTCTGGCGTGAGAAAATCATTCAAAAACGCCAAGCGCGCCTGCTCCAAACGCTGCATGAAGATTTGCACCTTGATATGCTGGTTGGCGAATTTTTCATCGCCAATCAGAACATTATTTAAGCCCTCTCGTATATCCCTATCTACAATTTGATATTTTGCAGGGTCGAGCAAATCTGCAATATCTGGAATCACGAATTGGGCTTTTACGGTGAAATCCGCCACCAATACCCGGCTAATGGATTCGTTTTTGAACAAATTCTGCATTGCCTCCACCGCTTTTTGATTGACAATATACTTCCCATCCTTGGATTCATATCCCATGTTAATCAGCAAAATAACCTGCTGCATGGTGCGCGCCGCAGCCATGTCCATCTTCTTCATTTCGGACTTCCAATTGATATCCTCTAATACTGGATAAATCATTGGAACGGCCATTGGCTCATAATCCTGTTTCTTGTAAAAAACGGCGGAAATTTTCGTATTATCCAGCGGTAACAAAACTTGTTCCCCGCCCCGTCCCTGTTTAATCTCTGTCTGGGTTTTTTCGGGAAGAGCCGCCAACATATCCCGTTCTTCTTGGTTTTGGGGCTTCTTCAACCGTTCCAATTCAAATGAATTCAACACCTTTGAAAAGCTCGGACGTTCGTGAAATACAATGGAATCCGCCACAATAATATCCTCTGGGTTTAACAGGATATACTTTACCGGAAACTTCAATTTTGGCTCAAGCTTTTCAGCGTCCGTTTCCTTGGCGAGCGCCTGTTTAATCTTGCGAATATCGTCTGTTTTTAACTCGCCATCCAAACGGTAAAGAAACACGTTGGCGGAACGATAATATTCACGGAAAAACTTGTCCTGCAACGTCCACAGGGTTTGCTTGCTGAAAATGGTTTCAAATAGGGCGCGGGATTTGGTTGACCCACCGCGAAAGAAGATATGGCTGGTGGAAAATTCAGTCATTAAATCGACCGTATTACGAATCACCGAGAAATTGAAATATGCCTTCCGACTCAACCCGATGGCGTCCTTGATACTGATGATGGAGGTGTTTTTTTTACCTAGATTGCTGGGCACCAACCCATCCGCAATATTTGCGAATTTATCAGTCCGTTCTTGGGTTGAAGAGGCGTTGCGCCGCGCGGGGGAGCCCGTGGCAATTTCGAGCGGTATTAAATCGTTATTGCTACCTTGCGCAACCCTCATTTGACGAGCCTTTTTGTGTGCCTTTGGCATGGAATTCCTTCAAGGATTTACACTGACTTTTGTGGCTAATTGATAAATACTGGAATAAAACCCGGCATATCCTCTTGAACATTCATGTTCTGCATATCATAGTAACATTTCGCGCCCCAATTACCCAAAAATAAAGCAGTATAATTGTCGCGCCGCACCCGATTGGGTGAACTATGGTCGCGCTTTAAATTCGCGGGCAAATCAAATTCCTGATGCCCCGCCGGGCTGGTTCTAACCTCGATAAGCGCCGCTTGAGCTTTAACTTCATCCATGAATCTATCTTGTGTGGATACAAACTCTGACAAGGAGCCTTCCCCGACCCGCTCCAAATCAATACGCATTTTTTCCACCGCGTCAAAAGCCTCAAAATTACCCGCAATTTTGGAGGCAAAGAATATTTTCTTAAAATCAATGGCCTTTTGCAATTCCTCGTTGGCTTTGCGAATGGCCCCGGTTTTTGAGAAAACAAATGTAAAGGCAATCTTTTTACCTTCCAAATTGTATTGCATTTTTGCGCTTTCCAACTCACGACGATAATCATCCCCCTCGGCCACACAGTCAAAATCCATACAATGAACGGCGGTATTATGCTCCTTGAATAATTGGGATTCGTTCGCGGCCTGTAGGAATTGCTCCGTGCCCGCGTTGTCCCCAATAATCATCACGATATTAAAATGGGTCAAAATATAAAACAAATAATTGATATGGTTGCTTAGACCCACGCCCGCTTTTCCGTAATTATGGACTACCGTGGCGGTTTGGTTTTCTTCGTTTAATTCAAGCACGCACATCGCAAAAAAGTCACCTGTTGGACTATCACTACCATTAGGGTCAATGGATAAGATATATTTTTTGTCTCTATTACCTTTTAATCTAATAACGGGGCTCTGCCCAATCGGGATGGTGCAATTGAACATCTTTTGGGGACTGAAATAGGAATCGGAACCGTCCGTAAATAATGCCTCGAATTCCCTCTTAAAAACAGCCTCGGCCATGCCCCCGCTTTTGGCTTCGTGAATGATGGCCCTATCCAAAATTTCTGGCGGGATTGCCTCCCATCCAATCTGCGCCACAAAATAGGACGATATGGAAGCCTCATTATCCTTCACGGGCTCCATGATTTCATTTATCCATTTGTTGTAAATTTTGTATAAATTTTCAAATGTATAGGAGGCCGATGAAAGACCTATCATTTTCACCTTATTGTCAAATATCATCCTGTCCTCTTCCTTCATTAATCCCTTCGAGATAAGTTCCGCCTCCATTTCGCGAATTTTGACTTTCTGCTCAATATCAATGGGGGCGGTCAAGAAGGGCATCAATACAGCCTCAATGAATTCATTGGAGAGCAATAAGAATTCGTCCAATATCAGAATATTCGCGCGGTAGCCGCGAATTTTTTCACTGAGGGGCAGGGCGACTATACTGGACAATGCGCCATTTGGAAAAGTGATGACCCATTCATATACGTCGTTCTGCATTTTATATTGTTTCTCAGCTTTCGTTCCAAAAGCGTGTTGTAATAACTTGCCCGCCGGGGACAATATCATCTTCTGCATGTCGGTGAAAATCTTCCGACTGCTTCGAAAGTTCGCTGAGGAAAGCAAGATTTTGGTGCCCGGATTAAACAAAACGTATAAGAAGCAGAACACACTCGCAATGAAAGATTTGGAGCCGCCACGACTCATGACGAGTAATGAGAAGTTTCTCTTAAATAACGCCTTAAGCAAAAGCTCTTGAATGGGGAAAATCTTC